CTTTTATAAATTCAGATAATTCGAGATCACCCAGGATCTCTATATCTTCTTCTGATAATTTATCTCTTATCAGTTCAGCTTCTTTTATTGTATCCAGAAGTTGATCCAATTCCATATCAACCTCATAAGAAAGACCAATGCTTTCGCATAACATCAACGCTTTTTCTTTTAGTTCATCAGTATCATTGTTTACAATTGATTCAGTACCTAATGCATTTTCAATAGCATTAATTATATCACTATCCTGCATTTTTGTGGTAACTTTAATATTACCAACATCTTCATTATCAGAATTTGCAATATACTCTTTTAATTCCTTTCTTGACATATTACTGAAATTTATTATAGTATCAGTATCAGTATCAGTTTCAGTTTCAGTTTCAGTTTCAGTTTCAGTTTCAGTTTCAGTTTCAGTTTCAGTTTCGGTTTCTGAATCGATTAATTCATTAACATCAATGTTTAGGTATTGACCGGAATGACTTATTGACAATTTCAATGTAATATCATAAGTCATTACCTCATCAAATGTTTTCGGCAAATCCTTAATTTTTTCAGGCAACAAATCGGTAAGATTCATTATTTCAAACCAATTCGCTATTTTCATTAGCCCAATATCATTTATATTTATAACATCTCGTGCTGATACCCCCTTATACTCACCTTCTGATATTACAAAAACTCTGTAAATATTGGTTGATGTTTTATTTTTTGAAAGCCCAAATGTAATTTTTTTAATTTTACAAATGTACTCCCCATTCGGTATAGTTATACTACCACTACCATCATTTGACTGTTGCCTCACTAATCTGTAAGTTTCTTGCATATCTTCAAGCCTTGACAGATAGTTGATTTCATTAGACTTTACCATAAATAAAAACTCCTTATTGTAAATAAATAATTAAATTAACTTTTCAAAACTTGTTGATTGTTTATTTTGAAAAGCGTTTATGAGACTATTATACGCCTCTTTTTCATTTTTACCCATTGGTATATTAATAACTGATTTACCTGTCTTTGCGAGCCAAAATTTAGTCATCCTTGTACCTGCATCAATATAGTCGCTACCTCTTATTGTCAAATATCTATTATTTTTATAATAATTAAAATACCCTAATAAATCAACAGGTGATTTTAATATCTCCGCTAATTGACCAGAAATTAATGGTTCAATTCTTTGATACTTATTTCCTGATAATGACTCTATATCTTTTATTCTTGAATGTGCTGTAAAAATTGGTTTTATTCCATAATTAATAATGGTATTTATTTGATATGTAAACTCTCTACTTATATTTGACCAAGTTACCCCATAATCTTTTGCTTCTCCAGCGCCATCAATACCTATTTTGTCACATAAAAACTTAGAACAATAGTTATATGCTATTTGCACATTATCAACAATAACATTTTTATATTTATGGCCACCTTTTTTCAATAACCTGATTGTATCAACAAAGTCTTCCCATTTAGTCATCGTTAATACATAGCATTCTATAGATGATGTTCCTGGTTCAAATGCTAAAATCAGACTATCTGGAAATTGGGCACATAAAGATGTTTTTCCAATTTTACCTTCTCCGTAAATCATTAAACAGTAATCTGAAATATTTTTTGATATTGTTGATTTTTCTTTCGGTAAGGATAAAATCGGTATTGTAGACTTTATTGTAACCATTTCAACATTTTTATATGAATTAGTAAACAAATTCTTTTTTAGTAAAGGCTTTTTGTATACCATATTATTTTAACTCCTCATAAGTAAATTGTTTTATTTCATAATTATTATTAACCTTACATTTTTTATAACAATAACCTAAATACTCACATTTAAAATTATCAGTACAATGAAAAAAATTAGGAAAAATATTTAATGTTTCAATATCATCCATAATATTTTCTTTAATTTTGTCCCATAAAGTTAAAAAATTACTTATATCTTTTTTTGTATATGTTATGCTATAACGTTTAAAGTAATATTCAGGTTCCCTTAAAATTTCATTGTAAAAACTTATGTCATAAGATTTTTTTTGTGAATTTCTTATAACGTTAATTATAACCTGTATTGTATCATTTTCATTAAGTAAATAAAATAATGATTGAAAATCTAAATTCAAACCTTCAAACAGTTTATCCTCCTCAATTCTGCTCTTTGTTTTGTGATCCATAATAACAATACAATTTTTTTTAGTATTTCTATATTTTAAATCTATTTTACCACTTTGATCGAATTTATTATTTATAAATGTTTTTTCAATAGCCAATACCTCATTATTTTTAAAATCATTTTCATAAATTTTAAAGTATGCTAACATTGTATAAAAAATTTTTCTCTTTTCATCAACATCATCTCTAAAAAACATATCATATTTATCTGATATTGTATTAATAAAATTAGAAAGAATTTTTGAATTTTTAAACTGTAAACCTCTACTTTTATACCATTTTTCAAGAATGATGTGCACAATAGTTCCAAATTCGGTATTTTTATTTGAATTACATTTAAAAGTTAATCCAGATAACTTTAAATAAAATTTCCATTTACAATTAAAATATTGTTTAACCATTGATTGAGTTAAACCGTTTTCTTCAATAAACTCAATAATCTTTACAGACTGTTCTTTTGATAAATTAACCATGTAGATAACTCCTTACCTCATTTAGTTTTTGTAAATTATATAAATATTCGCTGGAAGAAGTACCTCCAGCGAATAAAACCACTTCAGATTTTATTAAATTACAATTTGGTTTAAATGTTTTGAATTGACTTTGAGCAAATTTACCAATTAGTACATAATAGGAAATTTCTTTATCTTCTAAAAATTTTATAGTATTATTAAAACAAATATTTAATTCATCTTTTGTTGGATCTCTTTTCTCTTGTATAGTCATCCTTGGTACACATAAAACACATGATGAAAATATCCAATTGTACTTAAATAAAAAACTCTTCTTTAGTAAATTTAATAGTAGTTTACCATGTGCAGTAAGAAATTTTGTTTTACATATTTCTTCAGTAGTATCAGGGTAATCAGATATAAAAGCAATAAATCCTTTTTTACTACATTTATTATTTATTTGTAAATATGGGGTAAATCCTTCACCATGTTTAAACTTATATAAATTACATCTTTCACACTTCATTTTAAAACCTATCCTGTATATATAAACCTAATCCAACAGCATTGATAATATGTTCCGAATAATTTGTTAATAAATCAAAATTCATTATTTTTCTAACTCTAAAATTTAATGCAGTGTATGATACTTGCCCCTTCCATTCACTCGCTGGAGTAAGATAAACATTTTTGTCTTTACTTTGGAAATACTCAAAATACATACCTATTAAATAAGATAAATCAAATAAATCTCCTCTCACCCCAGCGGTATACGACAAAGCAGATCCACTCCATAATTGAACAGATTCTATATGTACAATAGTAATTTCTCTAAGATATTTACAGATTTTAGCATTTAAAGTTATTTTCATTAAGTATAATTTTCTTTCAATTGTAAACCCTTTATCTTTTAAGGAAAATTCAATTTTATCAATTAAATTTTTTCCTTTCCATATCGCAATAGCTGTATTTAAACCAGGATCAATGCTGCACCACATATTGCTTGATGATTTTCTGTCTATCATATTTTTTCTGTAATCCTTTGAATATATGTATATCAAGTGTTTTCTCATATTGTAAATCTATAATAAGTATTGGTTTGTTATAGTGTAATGAGATATGTCTATCCTCGATTTGTTTACGTATAATGCTACTCTCTGGTGAACTATAAAATATTAATGTATCAATATATGATAAATCTACGCCTTCAACCAAAACATCATTTGTTGTAAAACATAACAATAAATATTTGTTTAGTTTAAATGTATTTAGCAATATTGGATGGCGTTTAGTATTACTACCTGTCATTGTAATATTATCAATACAATGTTTATTAAAGTATGTTTGTAATAGCTCTACCTCTTGTATAAATTCACAGCGAACTATGATTTTATTTCCTTTTAATTCAGAATTTATAAGATAATGTAATTCTTTTACTTTTTGATTAAATTTAAAAATATCTTCTGTAAATCCACCACATAATTTTTTTAACCATATATATTTCTGTAGTACCCATTTTGTAAATTTCTCTTCTTTTTTATACTCTAAAGTAAATTCTTT